ATTCTCGTTGTTCTGGATCAGCCGCTCGCGCTCGCGGATGATGTCATTGATCTCGCGCTCGGCCTCGCGGTCGGGGCGGGGGATGGATGCGACGCGGCGGGTGGTGCCCTCGATGCGGCGCAGCGCCTCGTCGCGCTCGCGCAGGGCGAGCGTCTCCAACTGCGTGCGGTCCGCGGCGGTGATGCCACCCGCGGCCTCGGCCTCGCGCAGGCGGCGGACGCGGTCGTCGTATTCGCTGTTGATGCGAAAGCGGTCGTCCAGCGCCTTGCGCAGTTCCTCGGCATCGGCGGCGGTGCGGCGACGGCGCGCCTCTGCGGCCTGGGCAGCGGCGGCCTCCTGCTCGGTGCGCTGGCGTTCGCCAGCGGCCGCCTCGCCGCGGGTGATCTCCTCCTGAAGCTCCGCATACTGGCGCCGCAGCTCCTCCAGGCGACCGGCGCGATCCACGCCGGCCTGCTGCTGCGCGGTGCCGACCAACCCGCCGCGGATCGAGCCGCGACGGGGCTGTGAGCGCAGGCTGTCGCGACCGTCGTTCTCGGCCTCGAGGCGGGCGATCTGGGCACGCAGGGCCTCGGCCTGGGCGCGGCGGTCGGCCTCCTGCTCGGAGGGCAGCAGCAGGCCCGAGCCCCGGCGCACGCCGTCCAGCACGCGGGCGGCACCCGAAAGGGCACGGGCCAGCGCGTTGGACAGGCCGATGGCCTGGTCGAGCCGGGCGAGGAACTGGTCGGCGGCCGCGGTGAGCTGCCCGAAGGCGCGGCCGACCGACAGCGGTGCCCGCTCGAACTCGCCATTCAGCCGTTCGACGGCGCGCAGCAGCGCCGGGAACACCGTGTCGGCGGTGAGCTTGCCCTCGGAGCCCAGCTTACGCAGTTCGCCGATGGAGACGCCGAGCTCGCGCGCCAGGGCCTGGGCCAGGGTCGGCAGGCCTTCTAGGATCGAGCGCAGCTCATCGCCCTGCAGCGTGCCGGAGGCCAGCGCCTGAGCGAGCTGCTGGGTGGAGGAGGCGATCTCCTGCTGGCTGGCGCCCGACGCGATGGCAATGCGCTGAAGCCCGCCGACCAGCGTGGCGACCTGGTCGGAGGTGGCGCCGATCTCGCGGGCGGCGATCGAGAAGCGGGCGAAGGCGTCGACGCTCTCGCGGACGGCGACGCCGGTCTGCAGGCTGTCGCGATACAGCCGCTCGTAGATCTCACCGGCGCGCTCGACCGAGCCCAGCACGGTGTTGAGCCGGCCCATGGACTGGGCCAGCGCGTCGCCGGCGACCACGACAGCGCGCAGGCCTGCGGCGATGCCGGCGATCTGCACACCGCGGACGGCGACGTTCAGTAGGTCCAGCCCGCGGGAAGCACGGTCGGCACCGCCCTGAATGCGCTCCAGGCTCCGCTGGCCGGTCTCGCCGACCTCGCGCAGTTCCTGCTTGACCCGGGCGGCGTCGTCCAGCGACAGACGGACCGAGACGCGGCGCGTGCTATCCGCCATGCGTCACGCCTCCTGCGATGGGGTGGTCAGGATCCGGGGGGATCAGTGCGGCGCGCGGCGCTGCCGGCGGCGAGGCCCATGCGCATGGCGAGCAGCAGTTCCGCCGCGGCCCAGTCGGTGGCGCCCATGTCGCGGGCGGTGGCCAACGCGGCCGGCATGTCGAGGTCGAGGCCAGCCATGGTCGCCGTGGCACAGGTGGTACCGGCGGCCCAGCACGCGGCGCCCTCCACGCTGGCGGGGGCGTGGGCGGCGTAGGGACAGGCGACCCCGCAGTCGCGATCGAGCGCCGCGCAGCCGCGGCAGTAGTCAGGGCCCTGGCCGAAATGCCATTCGGCGCGGGCCCTTAGCCGTTTCCCTCCAGGGCCACGGCGGCGACCGGGCCTGTGGCGCGATCCCAGAAGGCGGCGGCCATCTCGTCCATGTCCATCAGGCGTTCGACGGCTTCGGGGGAGAGCGGAAGCGGCTTGCCGGCGGCGTCGCCCACACCTTCCCAAGCGGTGACGGCGTGGCGGGCGAGCGCCTTGACCAGGAAAGCAAAGGCCAGACCGCGGGCCATGTCGGGGTCGAGGTCTTCGGATGCGGCCCGCAGTGCGCCAAGGCGACGCGCGGAGCCGGCCTGGGCGGCCGCCATGACGGCGGTGGTGACGGGGCGGATTTCCACGCGCACGCCGCGCGGCAGGTCGAGCCAGTACGGCTCGACCGGGAGGTCGAGGGTGAGCATCTGATTCTCCTAAGGGACTTCAGGATGGGATCCGCTGAACAGCAAAGGGGTAGCGGCGAGGCAGCCAAGGCTTCGCCCCACTAACCCCGGCGAAGTCACCAGGTGCAGCGTGATGGAGCAAAGACGCAGCGCCGGAGCGAGGGGCGCACGAGTCCACCCCAGAGGCGGCTCTTGGAAGAGGAGCACAGCCGCAATGGCGGTTGGCCCTCAGATCTCCTCGCCGGCCGCAACTTTCGAGCGTCCGATTGTGAAGCAGGGCTAGGCACGCTAAACACTTCAATAGTTCAATAATGGTTGAAACAAAATGCAGGAACAGCAAGCTCTCGACGCCTTCGCGGCGATCTCGCAGGAAACGCGCCTCCGCATCGTCCGGGGGCTCGTGGTCGCCGGTGCGGGCGGCATGTCCGCCGGAGCCATTGGCGAGGCCGTTGGCAGCTCGGCGTCCCGCCTTTCATTCCATCTCAGCCACCTCGAACACGCCGGCCTGATCGAGAGCCGCCGGGCCGGCCGCTCGATCATCTACAGCGCCATCTTCCCGGCCCTGTCCGATCTCGTCGCCTTCCTGATGCGGGACTGCTGCGAGGGTCATTGCGAGGTCTGTGATCGGGCCATCTCTCTCTTTGCTCAATGCACGGGCCGACCTATGGCGGCCGATGGTTCTCCCCGCCCCACGCTGATCTGCACCGAAGCTGAGCCGACAGGACGCAAAAGCCATCGCGCGCGGAAAGTGACGGCATGAGCCGCCTGCGCGACGCCCTGGAGGCCCACCAGGTCGCGATCTACTTCGGTGCGGTGATCGTCGCTGCCGCTGTCGGCTTCATGGTCCCGGAGGCGACGGCCCTGGAAGGCGGGATCAATGCGGCCCTGGCCGTCATGCTGTTCGCCACCTTCCTGCAAGTCCCGCTGGCCGACCTTGGCCGGGCGCTGGTCCGCCTGCGGTTCATCGCCGCGCTGCTGGTTGCAAACTTCGTCGTTGTGCCCGGCCTGGTGTTCCTGCTGCTTCTGTTCCTGCCAGCCGATCCGATGATCCGCCTCGGCGTCCTGCTCGTTCTCCTGGCACCGTGCATCGACTACGTGGTGACTTTCTCTCACATCGGCCGCGCCGATGCTCGCCTGCTGCTTGCGGCAACGCCGACGCTGCTCCTGCTGCAAATGCTGCTGCTGCCGCTCTATCTTGGCCTGTTCCTGGGCAATGATGCGGTGGGCCTCGTCAGGGTTGGTCCCTTCCTGCACGCCTTTGTCTGGTTGATCGCTGTACCCCTCGCACTGGCCGCCGCGGTCCAGCTGGCCGCTGCGCGGAGTGCGCGCATGGCAGGGATTTCGTCCGTGCTGGGGCTGCTGCCAGTTCCGGCGACGGCCGTCGTGCTGTTGGTGGTGATCGCGGCGGTGACGCCGCAGCTCGGCTTGGCTTTGAGCGGAGCGATGCAGGTCCTGCCGATCTATGTCGCCTACGCCGTGATCGCACCGCTTCTTGGGTGGGGCGTAGCTCGCCTTGCGGGGCTCGACGCCCCTGCCGGCAGGGCAGTGGCTTTCAGCAGCGCGACACGGAACTCGCTGGTGGTGCTTCCGCTTGGCTTCGCCGTGCCGGGCGCTGTGCCCTTGCTGCCGGCCATCATCGTCACACAAACCTTGGTCGAGCTGGTGGCCTCTCTGGTCTACATGCGGCTGATCCCGAAGCTGGGGACAACTCTTGCGGATGAGCCCATCGCAGCCGCGCGTGAGTGATCCAGGACGCGGAAGGCTGACTGATTGGAAGCCGGCTTTCCGGCTACATCAGGCTTTCGCTGCCCGTCGTTGAACTTACGCGTACTCCGTTCCCGCCTGCTGATTCCGCAGCACCGCCGTCATCATGCGGGTGGCGGTGGCGTTGAACGCCGCGCGGAAATCGAAGCTGGCCTCCACCCCCGCCGGCCCCTCGATCGGCGTCTTGGCCAGCGCCAGATAGACCTCGTGCAGCGTGATGGTGAGACTGCGGTTGGCATCAATGGTGAAGGCCAGCGCGAACTCCGCCGAGGTGCCGGCCTGCGCCTGCGCCAGCAGTGTGGTGTTCTCGAAGCGCACGGTGATCTGACCCGTGCAGCGCGCGATGCCCGGGTCCACCCCCTCGACGCGGCGATCGGCGCGGATGGTGCGCACCGCCTCCATGCCGTTGGCATAGGTGAGCCGCGCGCCGGTCACCTGGGCCAGCGCCACGCTGCTGCGCGTGATCGATCCCTGGGCCTTGTTGAATGCTGTGTAGGCCGCGCTGGTCGGCGTGCCGCCTGACGTGGCACCCGTGCGCGCTGAGCCCTGACCGAGCAGCCCGAAGGTCGCGGTGGCTGCGCCGGTCGGCGTGAAGTCCATCTCCAGCGTGTCGGCGCGCACACCGGTGCAGACGTCGAAGGACGGCACGTCGGGATAGCCGATCTCCATGGCGTTGCTGGGCAGCGAGGCGGCACCCGAGCCGAAGGTGTGAATGAAGTTCGTGGTGCCTGTGGTGGTGGGCGCCCCTAGCAGGAGGCGCAGCCAGTGGCCGATGTTGATCAGATCGACCGGCACCACCGCCTGGCCGGCGACGGTCACCGTGTCGAGGAAGGGCGCCGCAGGATCCCGGTTGCTGCCCACCCCGATGACATCGGCATCGAGCAGCGGCTGCTCCGCGCCCAGGTCGCAGGAGAGGAACGGCATGCGCCGCCAGTTGCTGCCGGGTGCGGTGCCGTAGACGGTTTCGGGCAGCATGAGCAGGCGGCAATTCGCGCCGATGGCACGGGGCATGGGCTTTCTCCTGGAGGGGGATCAGGCCAGCGGCGAGCCGGCGACGGTGAACCAGAGGGTGACGGGGATGGCGGCGGCGCGGGCCGCGGCGGCGCCCTCGAACTCGACATCCTCGAAGGACGCGCTGCCGGGCTGTGCCCATTCGACGGCGCCGCCGAGGGTGCGGTTGGCGGTGATGGCAGCGGCGACATCCACCAGCAGCGCATCGAGCAGGGCGTTGCGCGCGGCGGGCGTGGCGCCAGTGACGGTGATCTCGACCTCGGCGCGGTACTCGATCTGCCAGGCCAGTGGTGACAGGATCGGCGTTTCCTCCACCGCCTCGCCATCACGCACTACGACCAGCCCGCCGGCGGCGATGCGCTGCGGGATTGTCTCGCCGCGGAGCACGATCGGTGCCGGGTTCCGTGCCGCCAGCGACGTGGCGAGCCGGCTGTGCAGCGCGGCGATGGCGGTCTCACGGGCACTCACACTGACCTCCCGCTCTCGCGTTCCCAGGCCGCCACGAAGCGCCCCGGCAGCCGGCGCAGCCCGCGCTCGGCCGCGCCGCGCACGTCGAGCCGCTTGGCGAGCTTCACCTGGGGCAGCAGGAGAAACATCGGCACCATCCCCTGCTCCAGCAGCCCGCGCGCCCAGGCCTCACGGCCCTTGCGATTGGCGGTGCCGACCTCGGTGACGCCTCCCGCCACGAGGCGGGTCCGCCGCCGACGCCCGGTCTGCTCGCCCTGGCGCAGCGGCAGGCACCAGACGAACCCTCGGCCCGACTTGAAGGGCCGGAGGAAGGCCTGGCCGGAGGCGACCATCTGCGCTGGCGTTACCCGCATGCCCTTCTCGCCGCGGCCCCGGCGTCCACGCGCGGCGTTGAAGCCGGTGGGGATCGCCAGGAACTTCCCACCCCCCTTCGCCCGGATCAGGGCACCGCGCTCGAAGGCGTCGATGACGTTCGGCACCTTGGTGAAGACCAGCCCCGCAGGCCGCAGCGACTGCCCGGAGCGCGGGAAGATCATCGACCGCCAGGCATTGGCGATGCCGCGCGCGTTGCCCGAGAAGGCGGTGGTGACCTGCCGGCGCAGCTCGGCCTTGACCTGCTCCGTCTCGGCGCGGATGGCGGTCATGGCCGCGCGCTCGCCCGCGCGCACCTCGTCGGCCAGTACCTTCCGCAAGTCGCCGACGATGCTGGCGCCGAGCCGCATGGATTACGGTCCGCCCAGCCGACGATTCAGCACCCGCAGCAGCAAATCGTGCAGCGCGGCATATCCCAGCGTCCCCGCCATCCAGGCGACGGCGAACAGCCACCACCCATCCAGTTCCAGCGCCCGCGCCACCAGCCAGGCGCCGGTGCCGAGGCTGCCGCCTGCCAGCGTGTGCAGCAGAAACGCACCGCTCAGCATCGGCCGCCCGGTCGAGGTCAGCCGCGCGACAGCCCCGAGCGCACCCAGGGCGCCGGCAAGCAGAGCCTCGCCAATGATCGCGCCGATGCGCTCCGGGTCGATCATGGCGGTGCTCCTATCGGCGGCAGAAGACGCGCCAGGCGATGCCCGCGGCGTCCCGCTCGGCGTGCTGGACGATCAGGGTGTCGGCGCCGAGGGTGAAGGTGTCGTCCGCCTCGACGCTGGGCAGCACGGCGATGGCGACGGTCAGCACGTCGCTGGCCTGGATGACGCTGGTGCCGAAGGCGTCGCCGAGCCGATCGGGTGCCGAGCGGACCACGCGCAGGAGAACCGGCGCTCCGGTCCCGCCCGCGCGATAGCTCGCCTCGGTACCGAAGTTCGGATCCGCGGCCAGCGCGTCCATGGCCGCGGCGAAGGCACTCATGCTGGCCGCCGCAGTCGCCAGGCGAGCACGCCAATCACCGCGGCCACGATGACCGCAATGGCCACCGCCGGTGCGAGCGTGCCCAGCGCCTGGATCGCCGGCGCGGCCTGCGCCACCGCGGTCGCGATGCCAGCCGCACCCACCAGCACCGCGCCACGCCCGGTGCCCGTCGCCGCTGCCACCTCGCGCAGGGTCACCGGCGGCGCCGGTGGGACCCCGGCCAGGGTTAGCGCGCGATCGATCACCGCGGCCGGATAGGACAGCCCGGCGCATTCGTGGTGGATGAAGGCCTCGACCAACGGGCGCAGGTGATCGTGCCGATGCAGGTCGATCGCATCGTCCGGCCCGACGCCAATGCGCTGCGCCACCACGGCGATGTACGCGGCGGTGTCGTTCTCCACCTTGGGCGCCCAGCGCTCGATGATCGCGCGCGGCGTTCGCAGCTTGTGCCGGTCCTGGTAGGTGACCAGCAGCGCAGCCAGCGCACGGATGCCGAACTCATGGCTGGTAAAGCGGCAGAAGCGCCCGTCTGAGGGTGGGTCGGCGAGGCCCTGCCATTTGTTGGCGGCGACATGCTCGATGTTGCCCGGGTTGCGGTTGCGATAGCCCCGCGTGGCCTTGGGATCGATGCTCATGCGCCGGACGCCGGAACACGGAGGAGGACAGCGCGAACGGTGGTGTCCGCGGCGAGCGCCGCCACCGTGGCGAGGCCCACCTGGAAGTTGCCCGTGGCGGTGGTGGTGAGGCGCCGGTTGGTGTTGTCCCAGAAGAGGCGTGCGCCGGCGGTGATGGCCAGCGCCGGCTCCTTGGTGATGTCGAAGACGCCCTTGGTCTGGCACTCGATGACGGCGTTCTGCACGCCATCGACCGCGGCGACACCGAAGAGCGCGCCGACCAGGACGCCCTGGCCGGAGGTGATGCCGCCCGCATAAGGGACGGCCAGCGCCAGGCTGTCGCCGGGCTGCACATAGTTGCGCATGGGGATGAGGTCTCCAGAAACGCAGAAGGCGTCCCGCCCGCTGCATGGATTGATGATGGATGAAGTGCTGGGGGGTGGGGATCAGGTGCCCGGGTTGAACCAGGCGCCGCGCCAGTCGATGGCGCCCACGCCGAAGTCGAAGATCACCGAGACCTCGACGCCATCCACGCCCTGGACATTGCCCGTGGTCACCTGCGGCCCCTCGGCGCCGTTCAGGTAGCCGTAGACGTAGACCGGCGCGGCGAAGGGATCGGAGAACAGGTACCAGCGGTTGGCCGGGATGAGCGGCTCGACCAGCGGCTGCACGAAGCCCGCATAGACGTTGGCGTTGCTGGTCTGCGTCGCCTGCACCGAGACCGTGAGCTGCCGGGCGGCCAACTCCTGGTTCGGCCCAACCAGCAGCCGCATCTGCGCGCCGACGGCGATCGGCAGCCCGTCGAGCGTCTTCTGGCGCATCACCGCGGCGCGGCCCAGCGCCAGGTTCGGCAGGTCCAGCGCGGTGCCGGCGCCCGCCTTGTTGGCGCGCGCCGCCGCCATCCCGAACACTGCCGCCGCGCCGGTGATGAGCGTGGGACCGTCGCCGGCGGCGCTGTTCACCAGCGCATAGGCCGTGGCGTTCTCAAAATCGGCGACGCGCCGGCCGATCATCGAGGCGAAGTCGGTGAAGGCGCCGAGATCGTCGTTCACCAGCATCTGCCGCGTGACGCGGATGCGCCGGGCGAAGGTCTGCAGGAACACGAGCTCCTGGCTCTCGGACATGGTGCCGGCCTGGACCTCGCCATTCTCCGACAGCGGCAGCAGCGTCGGGAAGTCACCGACACGCAGGTGGCGGTGCGGCTTGAAGTCCCGGAAGTCGCGGCGGAGGAACAGCGTCCGGTAGGTCGGCGCGGCCGGCGCGTAGGCCGCCAGCAGCATCTTGTTGGCAGCGGCCGAGAGCAACGCGGGGAAGTCGCTGGTGGTGTGGAAGGCGCGCTCGGCGAGGATGGTCGGGTTGCGCGGCACATTCCGTTCGCCGCGGACGCGCAGCAGTTCGCCGATCATGTCGGAGGGGCGCCAGCCCAGGAACTCGGTGTGGCGGCCCGCGGCCGGGGCCTGGTAGCCGGGCATGGTGCGGGCGGCGAGCGCCTCGGCCATGGCGTCCAGGAGCTGCGCCGGGTCCTCGTTGGATGGGCCGGTGTCGGGGCGCGCCGGCAGGGAGGGCCGCGCGGCACCGCTGGTGAAGGCCTCCCACAGTCGGCCGCGCAGCACCTCGGGCGAGACGCGGTCGCGGATGGCGGCCTCGCGCATGGTGTCGAGCATGTCGGCGGTCACCAGGCCCCGGGCGGCGGCGAGCACCGGCTCGTAGCCGGCGATGCGCTCGACGGCGGCGCGTTCGGCCTCGGCGCGGATGGCCTCGAGGTCGGGCGCCGGCGGCGCGGCGCGCGTGGGTTCGGGCGGGGTGGCGGGTGCGGTGGTCACGGTGATCTCCTGGGGCGGGGCGATGGGCGGCGCGGGCGGCGCCGGCGCGGGATCCGGCGAAGCCGGCGTCGTCTCGGGCATGGTGGGTTCCTCGGGGATGGTCAGGGCGGGTTCGATGGCGGTGGCGGGGGCGCCCTGGGCCCCCTCGCCACGGATCACGGCGAGGCCGTCCACCGGGACGGGCACGATCGAGATCTCGTAGGGCTCCCAATCCACCGCGCGGTGGATGGTCTGGCCGGTGCTGGCGTCGGGCCGTGGGTCGTAGCGATGCACCCGGTAACCGACGCTGACAGACTGCAGCGTACCGTCGGCCACGCGCTGCCAGACCGGCTCCACGTCATCGGCGCCGCTGAATTGGAGGGTGGCGTAGCCGCGGCCGGCCTCGAGGCGGGCGGCGGTGACGCGGCCCAGCACGTCGCGCGTGCCAGCACGCCGGTGTGTGTCCAGCACGGGTGCGCGGCCAGAGCGCAGCGCGTCCATGCGGACCGCTGAGGGCGCCATGTCGAGCTCTTCGAGGATCGGCCCATAGGGCGGCACGAAGTTGCGGGCCCGGGCGCCGGTGGACCACACCACCTCGACGGTGCGGGCCGCCCGATTGACGGTGACGGGCGCGGCGAGCGCGCGGCAGGCGGTGATCGATTGCCCAGCGTCGGGCATTCGATCCGGCGCGGGGCTGGGCCCCTCCGGTTCGATCGGCTCGGTCATGAGGCGTTCTCCTGGGCAGCGCCGCTACGGCGCGGCGAAGCCCTGCGCGTTGACGTAGACCTGCGCGCCGGTGGTGATGCAGGCGACGTTTATCGCCGTGGCGGCGGTGCCGCGCAGCGGGGTGGGAAAGGTGATCTCCACCGGGGCCGCCATCGCGGCCGGCAGCAGCTGCCGCCAGATCACCGTGGCGCCGTCCTTGATCACCACCTCCGTCGCCACCGTCGCGTGGGCGTTGCGGATATCGATCGAGGTCACGTAGTTGCGGATGCCGGCCGCCGCTGCCGCCCGGAGCACCGCGTCAGTGGTATTGATGATCCCACCCGCGGCGGCGGCGTACTGCCAGTCCGCCTCCGGGATGGCGTAAGGCTTGGTCACCAACGCGCCGATCAGCGTCGCCAGCAGATCCACACCGCGCGCCGTGGTGACGGCCGTCGGGTTGGCCGAGTAGCCGGTAGCGGCCAGCACAGGCACGGCGCCGCTGGTGTTGCGCGCCTGGCCGCCCACCGGCGTGACCGTCGGCGGGATGGTGCTGAGCACGTTCACGCCCAGCCCCTGGCCCGCGACGGACTGGCCGCGGCCGGCCGTGATCTCCGTCGTCAGCTCGGCATAGTCCGCGATGGTGACGAACTGGACCTTGATGTCGGTGTTCGAGGCCGGCGCGAGGTTGCGCGAGACCGAGGCCCAGCCGGTGTTCAGATAGGCGCCGGTGAAGGTCGAGCCCACCAGATCGAAGCTGTTCGCGTCGATGACCGTGATGGTGAACGTGCCATTCGCTCCGGGCACGCCCGACACGTCCGCCACCGTCACCACATCATTGGTAGCAAAGCCATGCGCCGCGCGCGTGATGCGCACCGCGCCGCCGCCGTTGTTGGCCACCGCCGAGATGCCGTTGATGACCTGCCGGTTCCGCACCCGGATCCGGAACCGATACAGCGCATTCGGCTCGGGAATCTGCTGGTGGCGAACATAGGAGTTCGAGCGCGCTGCCGTGGTGTCGAGCAGCCGGCCGTGGAAGTAGCACTCGTCGTTGGTCGGCTCGATCTCCAGCACGGACCAGCCCGCGGGGGCCGTGGTCGGGATGGTGCTGCCCGAGGCGCTGCCCAGGCGCGGCGCGCCCTCGCTCCCCACCTCGTAGTTGGCGAGCGTCGGGCTGGCGCCATCCAGCCGCCAGGCCGCGGCGCTGCGCCCATCCGGTTGGGCGGTGGTGGGATCGATGCTGACGAGCTCGAGCCACACCGACTGGCCGACGATGCGCTGGCTCATGTTCACCGCCACCATGACCCGGAGCGGGATGGTGAAGGTGGTGCGGCTGGTGAGCGTCAGCTCATCGTCGAGCGTGGTGCCGGTGGAGATGGTCACCGCGCCGTCGACGACGGTGTGGGTGATGCCGCCGCCGGTGGCCGCCATCTCCCACCGCGCCGGGTTGATTTCGGTGCCGTTGAAGCTGTCGCGGAGCTTCTTCTGCATGCTCTTGATCTTGAGCATGTCGTCGGTCCAGTCGTAGGCGCCTGCGATCATGGGGATGCTCCTGGATTGGGGGCAGCGCCCGCGTCCGCACGCGGCGAAGCAGCGCCTGTAGCGGCGATTTCGATGGCGGCGAGCTGTGCGGCGTCCTGCGCGGCGCCGGACTTCGCGACGCGGCGTGGATCCGTGTCGAGCGAGAGGCCCGCCTCGTCGAGCAGGGCATTGGCCTCGCGGATCATCTCGACGACCTGGCGGAAGTCGTAGCCGAAGGCGCCCACCGCCTCAGGCTGCGGCACGAAGCCGGCGCGGACCTGCGCGATGAGGGCGGTGGTGTCCTTGAGCGGGTCGATCATCTCGTGCGCGGGCGGGACGTGGGACATGTCCGCCGGGATCTCGGCATCCCACAGCCCGAGTAGCGCGCCCTGGGCGTGGAAGCGATCCGCGATGGGCCGCACCAGCATCGGGATCAGCATGCCGTACTGGACCTGCTCGCACAGCCGGCGGAACTCGATCTTGCCGGCGCGGAGCGACGAGTAGTTGGCCTGGCTCAGATCGCCGGCCACCTGGTCATAGGTCAGGCCGGCACCGACGGCCGACGCCTCGAGCGCGCGCCGTGCGAAGGCCGCGTGCGATCCACCACCGGAGGGATTCACCACCTCCACGCTGCCCATGCCGCGGCGATACAGGATCATCCCCGGCTCGAAGCTCTCGACCGTCCGGCCCTGCGCATCGCGGAGCAGGCCGGATGCCGGGCCGGTCATGGCCTCGTCGCCATCCTCCGAGACGACGGCAGCCAGGCAGGCCTCGATCTTGGCCTTCATGAGCAGGGCGGCCTCGTAGTCGCCGAGATCGCGCAGGCGCGTGAGGACGGGGGCGAGCCACGAGACGTCGCGCAGCTGGCCGGGCCGGCGCTTGCGATAGATGTGCAGCACGTCGCGAGCGGGGACCCGCTGGCTGCTCAACCAGGTGGCGCCGCCCGGTAGGACCCAGGACGCGCCGGGATGCACGCGATGCAGCCAATAGCCGACCGGTTCGCCGGCCTCGCCCAGCCCGATGCCCTGCAACGTGGGGATGCCCTCGATGACCCCCTGCCGTGCCGCGTCGAGGTGGTCGCTCTCCAGCACCTGCAGCCGCAGGCCGATCGGATTGGCGGATGTGATGTCGGCCGGCAGCAGGCGCACGAAGCATTCGCCACTCTCGACGACGGCGCGCATCACCAGCGCCTGGAGGCCATAGAGATCGAGCCGGCCCTCGGCGTCACACGCGGTGCTGTCGGACCAGCGGCGCCATGCCTCGGCATGCGGCTTGTCCGGCCAGCGGGTGGTGATGCCCGCGCCCACCGCGTTGCCTGTCCAGAGGTCGACTATGCGCGCTGCGTAGGGGTCGTTGCGGACGGCATCGCGGGCGCGGCGCGCCACGGTGGGGGCCGCGGCGCCAACCTCCGCGGTGGCACTGCCGCCCGAAGCCGCCCAGCTCGAGGCGCGGCTGTCCTGCGCCGCGGCATAGCCACGGAGCGCGTGCCAGGCATCGCGGAGACGGCCCATCACCTGCTGCCCTCGCGGGAGAAGCTGGCGAAGGTGACGCTGGGGCGGCGCGCGGCGGCGTTCTCGGCGGCGTGGAGGACGGACAGCGCGCGGCCGAGTTCGTCCAGGGATCGGTACTCCACGGTGCGGCCGTCGAAGGTCACGCGCGTGGTGCCGCCGGTAAAGGCCGCAGCGAGCACAGCGGCGCGGGTGCCGGCAGGCTGCGCCAGCGCCCAGGAAAGGACGGTCGGGTTCATCACGTCCTCCTTCAGCGAAGCCAGCCGTTGCGGGGCGCGAGCCAGCCGCGTGGGCGTTGGGTGTCAGTCGCGACCTGCGGCTGCGATGGAGGAGCGACATTCCCGCCGGTGGGAATCTCGCCTGCCGGCAGCGACAGCGCATCCGCCATCCGCGCCCAGCGCCCGTCGCCCCAGCCATCCATGCCAAGCGCGGCCGCGGCGGCGCGGGCATAAACCCGGCAGTCCAGCGCCTCGTTCCGTTCCCTGGTCTTGACCCATTCCAGCCGGCGAAAGCCGTTGCGGCCGGCGCGGGCGACGAATTGCTCGGCGGTGAGCTGGCGGCAGAATTCTTCGCCGGCCGCATGCAGCGGCAGGTGGACAAAGCCGGGCGGGAACGGATCGCCGCTCTCTGCGGTCGGCCGCTCCAGCTTCAGCCAGCCATAGGTCTCGCCCTTGAGGAAGGACGACCCCACCGGCCAGACCTTCAGCCCACCCAGCTTGCGGCCGTTCCGCCGAACCTCCGTCGCCGAGGGCTGGCCAATCGCCGCCCGCAACCCGTCCTGGCCCTTCACGGCAATGGCACGGCCGGCACCGGCCCGTCGCACGAACGCATAGACCTCGGCGGTGGTCATGCCGTCGCCGCTGTCGATCGCCGTCATGGCGAGCCCGAGCCGATGGCCGGAGGCGTGCCGCCAGGTCTCGCCGAGCAGGCCGCGCAGCTCGTCCCAGACGGCCGCCTCGAAGGGATTGCCGACCAGGATGCGATGCTCGATCAGCCAGGACTGCCGATCCTGCGCCCAGGCCCAGATGCTGGCCTCGAGGCGGTCGCGCTGGACGTCGACACCCGCCGTCAGCAGCAGCCCCTCGGTTGCAATCGTGCCCGGCGTCCATTCCTCGCGGCGGTCATAGAGCCGCTGCCAGTCCGGCGCCTCGCCGCTTTCCTGCCAGGTCTCGCCCAGGACCGTGTTCTTGAAGGTTTTGATCGCGCGGTCGTCGCCCTGCGCTGCCTCCCAATCGCGCACCGCCTGCGACCAGGAGAACCAGCCGACCGGCGAGTAGAGCGCCGAGATGTGAAAGCCGATCGCGTGCGGATCCTGCGGGATGGCGGTGGGGCGCCACTCGCCGCCGGCCAGCATCGCCGTTTTGTGCTGCTCGCCGATCGCGCCGTCGCAGGCCTCGCAGAGATAGCGGGCACTGTCCGGCTCGCCCTTGTCCCAGACCAGCCGCTCGAAGCGCAGCCATTGCATCGCCGCGCAATGCGGGCAGGGCAGAAAGAAGCGACGCTGGTCGCTGGCGAGGTATTCCCGCTCGATGCGCGACAGGCCGGAGATGGTCGGCGTCGAGACCAGCAGCGTCTTGCGGCGCCAGCCGAAGGTGCGGGCGCGGGCCTCGGCCAGCGCTACGGGATCGCCCTCGTCCTCGACGTCGCCGGGATAGGCGTCCACTTCGTCCAGGAACAGGAAGCGCGCCGACATGGAGCGCAGGCCGACCGCGCTGTTGGCGCCGGTCATCACCAGCTGGCCGCCAGGGAACTCCTTGCTGAGCTGGCGATTGCCGCTGTCGCGCGATCGGGCCGGCGCGACGCGCTGCCGGATGGCGGGCGTCTCCTCCACCAGCGGGTCGATGCGCTGGTCGGAGAAGCGCTTGGCGAGTTCAGTGGTCGGCTGCACCGCCAGCATCGGACCAGGCGCATGGTGGATGACGTAGCCAATCCAATTATTGCCGCACTCCGTACCTCCGACCTGCGCGCCCTTCATAAAGACAACGCGCCGGGCCGGATGTGCCGGCGATAGTGCATCCATCACGTCGCGCAGGTAGGGCGTGCGGTTGGTGCGCCATGGTCCCGGCTCGGCGCTGCCGCGGGAGCCGAGCATGCGGTGCTTGTCGGCCCAGTCCGAGACCAGCAGCGCTGGCTCTGGCGCCATGCCATCGCGCCAGGCCTGCAGGATCTCGGCGGCGCCGTCGAAGTTGCCGAGCTCGGCGATGATCTGCTCGCCGGTCATCATGCGATCGCCACACGGACGTCGTTGCGCTCGGCCAGGTGCTGTCGCAGCCGGGCATCCATCAGCGTCTGCAGCCGATGAGCGTCGACGCCGAGTTCGGCCGCCAGCTCGGCGGCGATCCGGGCTGGCCAGGCGAGGATGGCATCGCGCTCCTCCTTGGCCAGCCGGTGCACAAGCATGAGTGCGCGGGCCTTCTCGACCAGCTGCCCGCGACGCTCATCGAGCCGGAGCTTGCGCTCCTGCGCCTTGAGCATCTCGTTGGCGGTGCGTGCGTTGTGAAAGCTGCTGCCGCCGGCAGAGGGTGTCGGCAGCGGCTCCGGCATGGGCGGGGCGACGAAGGCCGATCGCGGCGGGGGCGGTGGAGGCAAAGCCTGTGCCGGTACTGGCGCCACCATGGCCGCCGTCTTGCGCGCCGGATCGCTGCTCGCGGCCAGCCGCGCGCGGACCTTCTCGACGTCCCAGCCGCCGCCCGGTTCCTGCGCGATGCGGCCAGCCTGCGCGGCCTTCTGCAGTGCGGTGTGCGAGATGCCCAGCCGGCGCGCCACCTCGCGCTGCGAGGGCACCAGCGCGTCGGAAGCGGCTGCGATCATGATGTGATCGAACGCCTCC